AGGAATATGCAGACGATCTGGGAAAATACACCTATTCTGCGCTCCTGCAAAAACGGTGCATCATCTGCGGGAAAAAGGCCGACCTCCACCATTGCGATCAGGTGGGCATGGGGTTCAACCGGAACACGAAACCGCAGTTAGGTGCATTAGTGATGCCGCTGTGCCGGGTGCATCATTCCGAATGGCACACTATCGGCAGAACGGCGTTTGAAAACAGATACCACGCAGTCCCCGTCCCGATGGACAAACGGATTGCCGGGAAATACAACATCAGCGGCAAAGCCGCATCATAGAAAGAGAGGGCAACATGATCAAACCAGTCGACGAAATCCCAATGAACATCGCCAAGAAGCGTGAATCATACCGGGATTTGATCAGGAGCGACATCCATGAAGCGATGGACAAGGGCATCAAAAAGTTTGAGTTTGTCGGCGATTACAAATACAAGTACCTCGCCCAGTACGCACGGGAAGAGGCAGACAGGATCATCCGAAACGAGTATATCCGGTTGGTGCGGATTCACAAGGACGAACTGGAGAACGTACATTGCGATTACTACGCCGTCCGGGAAAAGATCAGGTTTATCACCGTGACATCCGTCCGGGGCGAGGATAAGGATAAGCCCCGTGTGTTCTGCGAGATCGCCGAAAAAGCCCCGGAGGATATCATCATGGACGCTATCCGGCAGTATGACCGGGAACGCAAGGAACTGGAGAAGACCAGAGCGGAACGGGAGAAAAAGCGCAGGAAACTGCGGATGAAGGCCAACGATGAAGCCGAGTCCTTCGATTTTTCGGAGGAACTGCCGTGACAGACGCTCAAAGAAAGAAACGGGCAGAACGGATCATAGAGGACTATAAAATCAACTATTCGATCCCGTTCTGGACGGCGTACAGGGATAACAGCCACATAGAGTTGGGCAGATGGGGAACCCGATTATATGACTACAAGCGTGGCCTGACAATGGCTGACCCTCACGCCAGATGGTATCAGCGGCTGAACGGGGTGGACATCGAGGTCAAGAAACTGATTTGCCCGGAGGATGACGATCCATGAAACAGTATTGCCGATACTGCTCACACTGTTTCCAAGCAGACGAGGACGAGTTCCGATGCAGTGACCATCCCGAAGGGAAACAGCCACACTGGTCACGGAAGCAGATCAACAGGGAAAACCATTGTCCACACTTCGACCTGTCCGCTCTTGGAGATGCTGAAACCGGGAAGCAATATAAGCCGCTATGCAAAACGCCGGAAGAAATCATGTTGAAAAAGAATCAGATGAGCTTTTTATAGCTGGAAAGAAGAGGGCAACGATGAAGATCGTGGTTGAGATTGACGAAAAGGCCATTGAGGAAGAAGTGATGCGCGTCATTGTTCACAACGCCGTGGAAGCCATTGAAGATAAGTTATATCACGACGAATACGGCAACTACAACCGAAGAGTGTACAGTGATGCCATCAAAGAAGCCGTCCGTGACGCTGTGAAGAAAAACGCAGAGGACATCATCAATCGGGCATCCGAATACGCTGGAACATATATCGGCAAAAAGGGCCTGAAGAAGATGATTGACGAAGGAACCATTTGACCACAAAGAACGCCAGCGGCCTTGGGCAGATGTCAGCAACAGCTTTTTCATGACGAGCCTTTTTTCATAAAAGGTTTCCTCCTTTCGATTAGGGATTGATACACTTCCTTTCCACAGACGGAGGATTCTTGGAGGGCGGGCGGGTATGCAATCCGAAATCTGCAAGCCCCCGGCGCTGACTGCTCAGAAGCACGGGACTGCCCACGGGAAGGGCGATGGCCTTCAGAAAGTCTCAACCGCAATGCTTCTGCGCTGACGTTCTGAATTATAAGGCCGGATTAAAGCTGACAGGGAGCGGCTATCCGGCGCAGGAGATAACATGAGATGGCTTAAAGAAAGCAAGTACCATAACAAAAAGGTCAGAGCGGACGGCATGACCTTCGATAGTACCAAAGAGTATTCCAGGTGGTGTGAGCTAAAGCTCATGGAGAGGGCCGGGGAGATCGTAGGGCTGAAACGTCAGCTCAGGATTGAACTTGTCCCGAAAACGAAGCTATACCGGGCCGTTACGTATGTCGCTGATTTCGTGTACTTCGATAAGCGGGCAGGAAAGACCGTTTACGAAGACGTGAAGGGCATGAAGACAGAAGTTTATAAGATTAAGAAAAAGCTATTGTATTGGAGACACGGTATCGAGATCAAAGAGACTTAAAGGAGGGCAACATGACGAAAACGGAATATTATGAAAAACTTGTTCAACGGATGGCACGGGGAATCAAGTCGCTCCGGCTGGCAGATGGGATGAGTCAGAACAAATTGGCGAAAAAATGCCAAATTTCGCTATATACGGTTCAGAAGTGGGAACAAGGAGTATCCTCCCCGTCCTATCCAACGATGAAATGGGTACTGCATTGCACCGGGTGGACGGAACGGGAATTGCTAAGAGGGCAAAGAGATGCAAGCACTTGATACAAACCCGGTCTTTTGGCAGAACTGGCGGCAGTTGGGTCACGCGGTGGTGCTCCGGGCTGTCTATGATTACGCAAAGGCAAAGAAAAAGGCCGTAAAGGATAGGGACGGTTTTTACTATGCCAATGAGGTCGGGTATTATGAAAAGTTCTTCCGAAGTCAGTATTTCGCCCATATCTGCCCGGACTATGACGGACATAAACTGCTTGAAATCTTAGAGGGCGGGAAGTGGCGGAGCCTTCCGAAACTCCACCGGGTAACCCCGCCGCTGACCTATATCGTGTGGGAATATCAACCAAAAGAAAAGCCTGACCCGCTGGGCAGAGGGAGGAAACGCAAGTATGGCTGAAGTTTGGAACCGGAAACAGCGGCGGAAAATGGCCCGGTATGGAATCGGGCAGGAAGCGTTGAACAAAGGCATTGACGAGGCCCTGAGACGGGGCGAAGAGAACGCCAGCCGATCAGCATTTGCGGGAATGATCCTTGCATTGTATCAGGAATTTAATTTCCCGGCTGACCGCATACACGATTTGGCAGTTGAGACCATGAAAAGAATCAACGGGGCTTACTGCGCTACCGAGCTGGTGGAGAAGGTGCGGGAACTGACCGGGTTTGACGTAGACCAGCCGCTTGATGAGTTTGAGGCAGATATAACGCTGATGGAGGACTAAAAATCAGGTAGGAGTTAGGAGGTAGGAGGTAGAAGGTGAAAATTACTTTGGACGAAGGGGCAATAATGCCCCAAAGAGCGCACAAACAGGACGCTGGACTTGACCTGTTCAGCCGGGAAGACAGGGCGATCCTTGACGGGGACAGCGCAGTCTTCGACACGGGCGTTCACATCGAATTGCCGCCGGGAACCTTCGGACAGCTTTTCAGCAAATCCGGCCTGAACGTCAACTATAACATCGTTTCCTGCGGCGGGACGATAGACGAGGGCTACACCGGAAGCATCCACGTCAAGTTATACAACCTTGGAAAGAAGCCATACATGATCCGCAAGGGGCAGAAAATTTGTCAGTTGGTGATTATGCCCTGTCTGAAACCTGATCTTGAAATCGTAGAGAAATTGGAGGACACCGAACGTGGAGAAGACGGCTTCGGCTCAACGGGTTTGTAAGAACTGCCGCTACCGCTCAGATGATTTCACTTCTGCTTGCGTCAATGGTGAATCCGAACATTGTGCAGATTTTGTTTCTGAGGATGATTGGTGCGAGGAATGGGAGGGCGAAGATGAGGCTGATTGATGCTGACAAAATGCGGGAGAACTTGCTGTGGTGCAAAGCGCAATCGAGCCAGTACGATGATTATTGGGACGATGTTATCAAGCGTTTGGACGCACAGCCGACCATCACTTTTGCCGATCTTGTTGATAAAAGAGCAAGAGAAATGGAAAGAAAAAAATTGGAGCGTTGGTTGGAGGATCATCAGAATGAACAACGTTGACGAAATCATCATGAGCCTGTCCAAGATTGCCGATCAGCCCACAGAGGACGGGGTGATCCAGCAGACAATCAGGGACGCGCTGGAGCTGATCAACTACCAGCACGAACATATTGAGGCGTTTTTGCGGGATCAGAAAGAGAAAATAAAGCCTGTGCTCTCCGACAGGCAATACGAAGATCGTCCTTTGCACTATGTACGGTACAGCTTCTGCCCGAGTTGCCATCAAACCCTTTCTTGGCTATACAATCGAAAATACTGCGGATTCTGCGGACAGGCGGTGAAATGGGATGACTGACAGGGAGAAGGTTGTCAGAGCCGTTGAAACTTGTTTTGATAGCTGGATTGATAAGCACAGGTCCATGGGTCTTGATTTGCATAAAGTCGAGCGGATGAAACGTGATGCGCTGGAACTACTGAAAGGCAAAGAATCTGAATGGCTGGAAGATTCCGACCCGGGACAGGAATACGGAACAACATGGGCTTGCAGAAGGTGTATGCACAGCATCCATAAACCGTATATCTGGAATCCGTATGAAAACGGTTACAAGTATTGTCCACATTGTGGAGCGGAAATGAAGGTGAAATTGGATGAATGATCAGAAATACGATCTGTATATTGACGGGGAACTCGCCGCCGAAAACATGGAGTTGCAGTATGTCATGATGTTCGTGAAAGCGTTGTTTGAAACGTTTTACAACGAAGCTGCGGAAGGAATGGAAGTAACGGTGAAGAGGAGGGATAAAGACGATGATTGACCGGAAAAGAGAAGGACAAGAAGCAGAATTGTGTTCCCACGTCTGGCTCTACGATCATACCGATCATGATACCGTATACATGCGCTGCCCCTACTGCAATATGGTACGGCTGGCGATGCCGGGAGAGCCGTGTCATATCGTCAATCAGGAGCTGAAAATCCGGCACGATGGAGAGGAGGGCGATGCATGATGTATACGGTTTACCGGATGGAAAACGGGATGCCGGATATGATCATCGGCGTTGTACAGACACCCGGCGAAGCCGCTAACATTATCGAGGAGGATCGGCAATGGCTGGGCCGGAAAGCTGATTATCGGTGGCACTACGAGGAGAGCAAAGATGACGCAAAAAGAAATGATCCTTGAATACCTGAAAAAATACGGGTCGATCACTCAGGCGGAAGCGATTGCCTCCCTTGGGTGTTACAGGCTTCCGGCGCGGATCGGTGAACTGAAAGCGCGGGGAATCAGGATTAAACGCAGGATGGAAGAAGGGCTGAACCGTTTCGGAGAACGGACACGATACGCGAGATACTCAATGGAGGCGGTTAATGGAACTGAACCATGAAGGGCGGGGGTTGGTGCATTACGACAACCCTGCAAAGCGGTTTTTGCGTGGATACAGGGCTTTGCTGGTGCGCCGGGATTCGCTGATCCGGGAGATTGAACGGAGAAGGGAAAGCGCGACCGGAACAACGGTGCGGCTGAAAGAAATCAACGTGCAGAACGGCGCAGCGGCTTATGACCGGATGGCGGAAGACGTTGCCCGGATTGTGGATGACGAAGCCAGCTTTGCGGACGTGATTCAGGCAATCGCAAAACAGCTCCGGGAAATCCTACAGGCCATCGAATCTGTACCGGACGAGATGCAGAAAACCGTCCTGACGCTTCGGTATATCGAGGGGCTGGACTGGTTGCAGATTCAGGAAAAAATAGGATATGAGCGGACGCAGACGCTTATTATTCATGGCAAGGCGCTTGTGCATATCAATCGGTGGATGGAAAAAGAGCGGACGAAAACGGACTTGTAAATGGTTTAGAATAGTACCGTCAAAAGAGCGCCAGTAAATGGGCGCTTTTTTGGTGGGTTCTTCAGGTTGCCTTCCTCTCCTGTTGAACGGGTGCGCTTTCATTTCATGCAGAGGTGGGGGCGGGGAGCGCGATTTGAAAAGGAAGGAGAAAAGGAAGGATTTTTATGGAATTGGAGGTTGTTTACCTTTCACCGCAAGCGTTGACCCCGTATGAAGGAAACACAAGGAAGCACAGCCCGGAGGACATCGAACAGATCAAAGAAAGCATTAAAGCGGACGGGTTCCTCGATCCTATCGGCATTTGGGGAGAAAAGAACATCATCGTGGAAGGACACGGAAGACAGATTGCCGCTATGGAATTGGGCCTTGAATCTGTGCCGTGCATCCGGCTGGATCATCTGACGGACACGCAACGCCGGGATTATGCGATTAGGCACAACAGGACGGCGGAGCTGTCGGGATGGGACTTCGGGAAGCTGGAAGAAGAAATCGCGCAGCTGGAGATCGATGGCGTGGACTTGTCTGGGCTGAAGTTCGACCTTGATGCGCTGAATGGGGGGGGGCAATCCCATTCCTGACAATCTTGATGCAGAAGAAGATTATAATTCATCTGCCCCCATAGCTGGAAAATTCACGTTCGGCAATTATGTGGAATATGCACAGCATGAACAGGAATTGAAAGATTTTGCTAATGAAATTGGTGCAGAATTTTCGGTGGTCAAAGCATGATCACGTTGAAACGGGCAACACCTGAGGCTGTGCGGTATGCGTGTTTGAATTTCCATTATGCAAAAGTTGTTCCGTGTGCTATTTACTCATACAACGTATACAACGAATCTGGCGAATGGTGCGGGTGCATTTTGTTCGGCAACGGGGCGATGAACTTTCACAAGCTATTTGGCTTGAATAATGGCGAAGTGTTTGAACTTGTGAGGGTAGCACTCAACGGGAAACAGCCTTGCACATCGGAATGCGTATCAGCAGCATTGCGGCAGCTTCACAAAGACGCGCCACAGATAAAGATTGTTCTTTCATACGCTGATATGGATCAAGAACACTTCGGAACAATCTATCAGGCAACGAATTTTATTTACCTCGGGGAAACAGTTCAAGGCGGTATTTGCGGATTCGTTGTCAACGGGAAAAAGCTGCATCCGAAAACAATTGGTTCTCACGGGTGGAGAGCTTCGGAAAAGTGGCTTCAAGAGCATGTGGACCCGAACGCTCATGCTGTCAGATCAAAAGGCAAACGGAAATACATTTGGGTTTATGACAAGAAACTCCGTAAGGAATGGCAGAAAAAAGCACTTCCTTACCCGAAAAAGGGCGAATAATCGCCCGTATGCGGTTTTAGTTCAATGGCAGAACAGCTTTCAATCCTGAAAGAAAACGGCGGTTCGATTCCGACCAAACCGCTCCAATTAAGTATTTAACGGGGGTGATACCCATTGAGAACGAGAAGCGGATAGACTGGAACGCGATCCGCGCTGAGTACATCGGCGGCGGGATCAGCCAAAGGAAACTGGCAAAGAAGTACAATCTTTCCGAAACAACGCTGATGAAAAAAGCTAATGCAGAAGGATGGCATCAGCTAAGAACAAAAGCAGAGAACAAAAGCACAGCACAGGCACAGCAAAAGACAGCAGAAGCCGCCGCAGATAATGCCGTTATAGCCGCCGACATTAAGAAGCGGCTTTTATTGCGTTTATCACGCATTGAGCAGAAATACCCGTTTGACGCAACTGAGATCAGGACGCATGAAGGAAAATCAACCGTTACTTTCCGCATCAGGGATTTGACAGCGGCCTATAAGGATTTAACGGAGGATATTCAGGCGGGAAGCAACGTCACAAACGAACTATTGCAATCTCTTCTTGATATGGAACGGAGGGCCGGGGCGTGATTGAATGGGGAGAAAAGCAGGAAGGGCTGATCATGTCCCCCTTTGATCATGCGGTGGACTGGCTGGAAGGTACGCCGAGAAGCGGGAAAACGACCGCCGGAACAATGCGCTTTGCAAGGCATCTGATCAAGAGCCGGGACAGCATACACCTTGTGACGGCCTATTCAGCAGAACAGGCGTACAGGCTGATCATGGACGGGGACGGCTTCGGGCTTCTGCATATCTTCAAGGGCATGTGCCGGGTCAGCCATGATGATTCCGGCGCACATCTGCTGATCCGTCTGCCAGATGGTGAAAAGAAGGTTTACTGGAAGGGCGGCGGCAAAGCAGACAGCCACAAGGCCATAACTGGTATGAGCCTTGGAAGCGTGTACTTCTGCGAAATCAACCTTCTGCATGATTCGATGGTGCAGGAGTGCTTCCGCCGGACATACGCCGCAAGGGATCGGTGGCACATTGCCGATCTGAATCCCCCTTCCCCCGCCGATCCGTGCATCAAGAACGTGTTGAACGTTCAGGACTGCCGATTTTCTCATTGGACGTGCAAGGACAATCCGATTTTAACGCCGGAACGCTTGCAGGAGATAGAAGCGGCATGTAAGAAAAGCCCGTTCCTGTATAAGCGTGACTGGCTTGGAGAACGGGCGATCCCGGAAGGGGTTATTTACTGGATGTTTAACCCTGAAAAGCACATCATGAGGAATGCCCCGGATGATATGGTGATGGCTGAAGCGTTTGTTGCCGGGGACGGTGGTACAACGGATGCAACAAGCATTGGTTTTTACATTGTAGCGCATGAGGTTGTCGGGCCGATGCAGAACCCACAGCAATACAAACTGTTCAGGGTTGGGAACTGGCGGTATGACGGCGGACAAATGGCAATGAGCGATCAGGCCAAGCACATTGTCGGAGAGTTTATCCCCTACATGCGGCAGAAATACCATTGCCGGGAAAGCGGCATATACATTGACCCGGCCTGTAAGGCCCTACGGCTTGAGATTGAGAAACTGGGGCTTTATACGGTTGGGGCCGATAACAACGCTCACGATGTAAAAGGCGGCGTAACGGGCCTGAAAGTTGGCGTTGAAATGTTACAAAGTGGGATCAATGACGGGCGGTTCTATCTGGTAGAGGATGAACGCTACGGAACGGAACCTTTCGTCAAGGAAGCCGGGTTATACTGCGCGGATGACAAAGGAAACCCGGTTGATGCTTATAACCACAGCATGGACGAAACGAGATACGCTTATAATCATTTCGCCAAAACCTACGGCGTTTGGGGCGTATAAGCGGGGTGGTGAGATATGCAATTCATTCAAAAAGTCCGGGAATGGGGGCGAAAAGTGATGGACAGGACAGCGAGCGCAACCGGGATTGCGCGGGAATACAAAACAGTTTTTGAACTTGGGAACGTTCCGGCGTTCGAGCAATTTTACGATTTCGGCATTTACGTTTGGAAATGGATTTACAAAGGCTTTTACAGGGCATGGCACGTTATAGATTGCCCCACGATTGCAAACCCACGGGGAAAGCGTGAATTGTTTCGCATGAACGCCGCGAAAGCCGTTTGTGCTGAAATGGCTGGGCTGGTATGGGGCGAAGAGTGC